TGTAGTACGTGATGACATCACGAATGCAGTTAGTAGATTAGTTGACCATCCATTGTTTCAATAAATGTAGCAAACTTGTAGTTAATACCAGCAGCCGGAGAAGTTTGTTCAAAATGGTTAACTTGTTTCTGTAATTGATGGCCAACTAATCTACTAACTGCATTCGTGATGTCATCACGTACTACAAGTGTAATTGGTTCCCATGTATGCTTACCAGCTACCCAAGCTTTTGAAATGTAACTGTCGATCACGACTTCTTCTTGCGAAATCTTTGGTTTAGTAATGTTCATTACTTGTTGTGTTAGATTAATTTGCTCTCTCGGTCCAGTTGGTCCAAAAGACACCGTGCGAACACGGAAGCGATATTTCAGCTTTGGCTGTAAAATGCCGCCTCGGCCTTCAATGCCGCCCGGACCTAAAGGAACTCCGAATTTGTTAATTGTACCCACGATTCGATCCTTTTCAAATTATTCGTGTAATATTACATAGTTATTTATTATTTCAGGTCTTAAATAATTAAAACTATACTTAATTATAGTCAAAAAATATAGCCCGGAATTTCCGGGCTATACAAAACGTTTTTATTGTTTTCTTTATAGAGGATCGCCAGTATTAAGAATTCTAATTGGAACAAAAATAAATTCAACTGCTTTAGTTGGCTTAATGGCGATATCACACCATAATTCATTCCTATCAATTCTTTCTGGAGTATTATTTGTTTCATCGCATCTAACAGCAAAATCAAACAAAGCTCTTTTACCAAGCAAATCACCTAAGAATCTTTCAACTGAAACAGTAACTGATTCTCGTGTTTCTGAGTCATTTGGTTCAAACAAGAATGGCTTCATAAGTTCTTCAAGCTGGAAGCGTAAGAAGTTTACTAGACGCGCAACATTAATTCTATCCAATGCACTTGGAAGCGGAGCCAAAGTCTTCTGTCCAAAAACAACCAATCCTCTATTTGGTTGATCACTGATTGGATTGATATTGTTAAGATACAATGTATCTCTTTGACCTTGATTTAGAATTACTCTCTGAAATTCGCTTTCTGTATTTAAGAAACCAACGCTTTGTGCATTAGTAACCAAACCTCTTTGATATCCAGCTGGTGCAAACCACGGGAATGCAATCTGATCGTTAATTGCAATAGTTCTAAGAGCAATCGTGCTTGGTGGAATCATAATTTCAGTACCATCCAAATTCGTTCCAAGACCCCACGGATACCATTGTCCAACATTAAAGTTTCGAACGCTTGATGATCTGGAGTCTTCTCCGTTTAATGCAAATTGACCCGAAATATCAGCAGCATAATCAAGAATTGATTGTCCATCTGGTGCTAATCTTGAAGGAGTATCACCAACAATGAATGCAACTTCTTTAATTTCGGTATTAAGAAGAATCATTTCATCAATAACATCAGGATATCCTGGACCAGCAATCAAATTAAAGAATATAAATTCTGATCGAATATCTTGGTTTGACACAAAAACAGATTGAAGTGCTATTACTACCATACGACGTTGGCTTTTTCTGCCCATATATGGACTTCCATCTGGTCTTAATCCACTAGTTAATACCCAACGATCACCAATTACGGTTCCAGGGGTAGAACTATCTACTCCTTCTGCTGTATGATCTATTACAAATTCTTTAACATCAAATGTGCTAAAACGCATATTAAAAAGCAGCATACCTGCTGGAAATAATTCTGGATCTGGTCTATCATTATCTATATTATTACTTGTTAATCCAGGGACCGAATCTGTTCCACCTGGGCCACCAATTTCACGAGCATCTGCGAAAATAATTCCGGCTGGTGTTGTTTGATCAGTATTATCAATCAAAACCCATTCTAGTGTAGAACTATCCCAGCGAGAGAGAACAGGATAATTTTCTAAATCGCTTGTATCAAGCCACAAATCATTATTAACAAGCGTTGAAGCATTACTCTGTGTGACTGGAGCTGTTGCAGCAAGCTGAACTCCTCCAGGATCAGTTGTAGGGAAACGATTTCTATAACCAAGCCAATTAGTTCCATCGCTAACCATAATATCAACCTGAAGATTGGTGCTATACCAAAGTGTTCCTTCTGCTGGATCACTTGTTGGTGGAGTAGTTTTTGCTTCATAAATTAATTCTATCCAATTAGTTCCATCAAATCTCTTGATAACGTGTGTTGAATTTAAGTCGTTATAATCGACAAACAAAACACCTGCAACAAGATTTGCGCCATAAAAGGTGTCAGCTTCGGCTTCCGTAGAAAACAATGGAGCGAAAATTTCAGTAAAAATAAGCGTAGTAGAATTAAAAATCTTAACCTTATAATCAGCACCTTGGTTTGGAGAGGTTGTTTTAACAAAAATATGTTGATCATGTGCTAGTGGCAGAACATTTGTTGGTGGGATACCTGTATGTGGAGCATAAGTAACAGTAAAAGGTCCATTACCTCCTCCAATAAGTGGGCCTGTTCCACCTTTTGCCGTAACCCAATCAGTTGTTCCAACCCTGTTCCATGTGCCAGAGATTTTTTCTACTAATCCTAAAAGATTATTTCCAATATCGATAGCAAAATCGCCGTCGTCGCCTTGTGCATCAACAATTGTATTGTCTAATGCTGGAATATTAAGATCTAATAGTAACGGAACGATATGATTAAACTTAACACCATCGCCTTGGAATACACCAAATTCTGTTGTTGCTATATCGAACCAAAATGTTCCATTAGCTGGAGGTCCTTCTGGCGGCGTGTCGGTTGGAATTAACTCTTGCATTCGTATATCTGATCTAATAACAAAAGCACGATCTGCAACGCCAAGATACTGTAGAGCAGCATGTAAACCAAACTCATTAAGTTCGTCTCCATGAACTGGCGTACCTGCATCTTGAAAGAAAATTGGCTCTCCATAAGTCTGAATCAATTCTCTTTGACCAGTAATAAGCGTTAATTTCCCAGCATTTTCTTGTAATGTTCCAGGCGCAATTGCAGGAACATTAGGATCAGTATCATTTGTACTTGATTTATTTGTTTGGGTGGCAATAACGATCAGAGGAATAGTTCCTTGTGTAGCACCAGCAAAGAAACTTTCATCGGTGACTGTTACAACTACACCCGGGGAATCTAAAGATACCATTTTATTTTTTTCCTCTCAAAACTCTGTAGTTTTAATAACTATAGTATTTATTATTAAAAGCCTTTTTTATAATATTCGGCTACTTGTATTTATTATGGACAGTCTTCAGGGTCTAATATTAGCGGTGTAGATATAACTTTCCATGTTCCAGGCTTATATTGTCCGTCAACCGCAGGTTCCCAATCGAACGTTGTTGTATTCCAACGAAATTGTTTTCCTGTAAAAATGTTTGTAATTACTTCAGCCGAAGTAGCAGCACTACTATCAAAAGCTACAAACCAATCAGCTCCATCAAATTCAATAATATCGTTAACAGCAGCAATGATAGTTCCCCATGGGACAGTAGGGCTTGCGATATCTTCTGCTAAGAGATATCTTTGTCCAGTTACAGCAGTTGGTAATCCAACACCAGGACCAGTAGTCATTGGATTTACAATTGCATCAATTGGATCTAATGTATCTGCCGGTAAAGTAGCGAGATCTATATCCCAATCTAAAATATTTGGAGAAGCACTAAAGGAAATTTTTCCTGTAACACCATCTGGATCTCCAAATTTTCTTTTAACGATAATTTGTGAAGAATCTTCAATAAAATCCGCAAATCGTAGTAGCAAAGCTTCCCAAGAAAATACATTACCGTCTTCATCAAATTCGACACCGCCTTCACCAAGTAGTGTTATTTCACTTCCTTCTACGCTGATAACATGATTTCCAGGAGTAATGATTATTTGTGCTAACAGATCTCCTTGCTCCCACGAAAAATCACTATCATCCTGTGGAAGTTCAGCAACAGCCCTTATATTCACAATAATAGTTTCTATGGCTTTTCTTTTTGTCACTTCTGCAGGAGGATTAATCCAGTATGGAATTAAAAATTGCATACTTGCGACATCAATCTGTTCATCTGTTCCAAATGGAACAGTTTTACTTGACCAAGTTATTGCGTCTTGCATTTCGGCAAATGTAATAGCAGTCCAATCTAATGGATTATCACTTGTTTGAAGATCAATTGATGGATTAAAAAGCATCATAATCTGTTCCATCAGTTGCATCTTTTGATCTTGATTACTTGTCCACATATCTAACTGAAAAGTAAAATTATAAGGAACAGGCATTATTCTTTTAACAGTAAAACGATCACCTAACGCATCTGGCACATATTTTCCTTCTTCGGGATCAAATTTTCGTTCATCGACCAAATCTGTTCGAACAAGAGTTTGACTTTGTCTTCTATCGGGTGCCATATTAATAGCTGTAATATGAACACTCATAAAAGGAGTAGAAAGCATTTTATTTTCGCTGTTTAATCTTAGAATCTGACTAACCATTCTTGATGGTTCGCCCCATCTTACTGGAACCTGTCTAATCTGTCTTTCGCCGGCCGAATCTAATCCTGTTTGGACTACAAAACCTCCAAACATTCTAATTGTTTGGAGTATTAATCTCCTGATCTGTTCATCGTAAAAAAAGTCCATAGAATATCCTCTCCTATTATACTATTTAATGATTATGTGCTGTTAAAATAGAAAGAAATCTATTCTATATCGGGTTTTGGATGGTTTCTATGTGGAATTATTTTACTAACACCCACTCTACTATCAATAATTCCAGTTGAAGTTCTGGTTTTGTTACGATTATCGATAAACGTTGCTAGTGTTCGGTTTGCGGTTTGCCATTTCTTACGGAAATCAACTTCTTTACGTAGCCATCTTGGACCTTCTCTTTTGAAAAGGACATTTGGTTCAAAATCTGTTCTTAGAAACCAAGCTCCATCTGGTGGATTATCTGGAAATTGTGTTCCCGAACCTAATAGTGCTGCGCCATTTGGTGGTTCGCCATCTGTCATAAACAAATATGGAAGTCCGTTTTCATTTTCTTCAAAAACATATAAATGTGTATGTTCAAGATTACGATTTGGAACTTGTCTTTCTGCTTCAGCAATAACTGATTCACTTATTTCTAATTCATCAGCAAACGTGCTAACTAAATCTCGTAATGTTGTTCCTGGATCATCAGGATCTACTAATCCGCTGTCATTAAACGATGCAGCATTTTTATTAAGTATTTCGTTGTATTCTTGGCTATCTGTAAGTGGGCTTACTTTAATTCTCCAAATATGTGGAAACCAAGTTGGACTAAATCCTTCCGAAGCACGATTTGCGTCTTCAATTTTATAAAGTTTTGGAATAATTGGCCCAAAATCTTCATCGGGATCTTGACTTAACAGTGTGTCATCTAAAAGATGTGGAAGCTCTAAAACATCACCAGACATTAGCTTTCTACCCATGATATCAATCATATCGTTAATATGGAAAGAAACAAACAATGTATCAGCACTTAGAAAAAGACCAAATTGACTTAAATCAAAATCATTATCTTGGACATTATAAACTCCACGAAGTTCGTAAATGTCATTATCGTATTTTCTATCTCTATTTTCTAAAAGCAATAAATCTTGAATAGTTGTTTCAAGTGGATCAATAATAGTTGGCTTTGTTAAATCGTCACTTTCGCCTTGTTCGATTGGACCTATGTATTTGTGTACAAGGAAAGCAGTGCCGCCGATACGAAACATTTCTCCAATAGTTCGATCGAAAAACTTAAAATCATTTTGTTTTTTCTTATTCCAGAATGATAAACGTGGCATATATTATTCCTTGATTATGAAGTAGTTTTTATTGCTACATTATGATTAGCCGAAGATTCAACACTAGTCCAAGTTGTTAGTGATCCTAATTGAACAGGACTAGAACGACTTATAATATCCCCTAAGCCAAGTCTGCCATTAGTTCCTAATCCCCAGACCCATGCCGTCCCATCAGTTTTTCGAGCGACAGTATGGTTACTTGCACCATCAACATCAGCCCAATCAGTCAAGAGACCAATCTGAACAGGTGATGAATAATCAGTACTATTTCCAGTACCAAGTTCCTTGCCTATTTGATTATCTCCCCAAGCCCATAAAGATCCATCAGTTTTTATTGCATGTGAATGTTCGCTTGCACCAGCGATAATAGCCCAATCAGTCAAAGAACCAATCTGAACAGGTGATGATTTGCTAACAATCGTTCCATCTCCGAGACGGCCGGCGCCGTTATTGCCCCAAGCCCACAATTCACCATTAGTTTTAAGGGCAAGAGTATGCGAACTATTAAATCCAAGACTTGCCCAATTGGTCAAAGAACCAACCTGAACAGGAGAAGATCGAGCAATAGTGTCTCCAAGCCCAAGTTGACCCTGAATTTGTCGTCCCCAAGCCCATAAAGATCCATCAGTTTTTATTGCGTGAGTATGATAACCTCCCATACTAATACTAGCCCAATCAGTTAAATTACCAATCTGAACAGGACTAGAATAACTTGTAGTATTTCCTGATCCGAGATGACCATATTGATTTCGTCCCCAACCCCACAAAGATCCATCGGTTTTTATTACAACGGTATCGAAGAAGCTAGGTCTAACAATGTTCCAATCGGTTAAACTACCAATCTGAACAGGCGACAATTTACTAGTAACAGTTCCGTCACCGAGGCGGCCATAGTTTCCCCTGCCCCAGGCCCACAACTCGCCGTTAGCTTTTTTTGCCATCGAAAATCCGACGTTACTATAGGCACGTGACCAATCAGTTAAAGCACCGATCTGAACAGGAGAAGATCTAGCAATAGCTGTTCCATCTCCAACATAACCATTAGCTGTATTTAAACCCCATGCCCATAGCTCTTTGCCGGCGGGCACGACGGGCGTCTCTTTGGCTGTTAATTGTCCACCTGTTAATGTAAGCTGTCCCGTTACTGTAATTTTACTCATTTTTATCCTTACGACGTTTTTGTTGCTACAGTATGATTAGCTGAAGCTTCAATGCTAGTCCATGTTGTTAGCAATCCTACCTGAACAGGACTGTTATAATTTGTAGTATTCCCTAAGCCAAGTTTGCCGCTTTCTCCGCCACCCCAAGCCCATAAAGTACCATCAGTTTTCAGTGCCATGGCATGGTCAGAAGCCCCATCAACATCAGCCCAATCAGTTAAAATACCAACTTGAACTGGCGATGAATAATCAGTAGTGTTTCCAAGACCAAGTTCGCCAAAAGAACCAGCATCGCCCCAAGACCATAAACTACCATTGGTTTTTATTGCATGTGAATGTTCTCTTGCACCAGCAGCAATTGACCAATCAGTTAATGATCCAATTTGAACAGGAGAAGATCTATCTAAAACAGTTCCATCTCCAAGACGAGCACCATTATTCCCCCAACCCCACAAACTTCCATCAGTTTTTATCGCCAGAGTATGAAAATTTCCAACTCCAAGACTAGCCCAATCAGTTAAAACACCGACCTGAACAGGACTGGAATAAGTTGTAGTATTTCCTAAGCCAAGTTGACCTTGAGCACTATATCCCCAGGTCCACAAAGTACCATCAGTCTTAATTGCGTGAGTATGATTTGCGCCACATTCGATAACAGACCAAGTAGATAAATTACCAATCTGAACAGGAGAAGATCTATCAATATTTGTTCCATCTCCAATACGACCGTGCGGTGTAGTATCACCCCAACCCCATAATGTACCATCAGTTTTAATTGCGTTAGCATGAACAGTTCCAGCACTAACAACGGACCAATCAGTTAAAGCACCAATTTGAACAGGAGAGTTTTTAGCAACAGTTGTTCCGTCGCCAAGTCTACCGTCGGTTCCTCTTCCCCAAGACCATAAAGTACCATCGATTTTTATTGCGTTTGAGAACCCGCTATCACTATTAGCACTCGCACCACTAACACCCGACCAATCAGTTAATGATCCAATTTGAACAGGAGACGATCTGTTAATAGCTGTTCCGTCGCCAAGATATCCAGATGCGCTATTAAATCCCCAGGTCCACAGCTCTTTGCCTGCTGATGGAGCTGCTGCGGCTGTTTCTTTGGCTGTTAATTGTCCACCTGTTAATGTAAGCTGTCCCGTTACTGTAATTTTACTCATTTTTTATCCTTTAAAAATTACTGCTTCATCAGCAGCTTCGTTTGGTTGTTTATCTTGTTTCCAGGCTTCTTCCCAAAGGTATTCAAAATCTTTGCTTTCTCTTTTATAGTTTATAAGCAAATATCTATCTACCTTTTCCATAAAAATTGTAAATTCGTCTTCAATTTCTTCATCATACGTTTCAAACAGTTCATCTAAATCGTCTTCTTCGACTTCTGTTAAAATCATCTCTCCAGAACGTATCATTTTGGTTATATCGTATTTAGATATGTAATCAATATCATCGGATTCATATTCAAGCAATCCATGTTCGATTTGCCAATGATCATCTTTTTCGCTAATAATTTTTGCCCAGCGGATACCGTTATCAAAAATGTATGTTTGTCCTACGTCCGCTCCGGCTGTAGAAATTCCTAAATCAATTATTTGATTTTCGGCTATGATTTCTTCGTTTGGAAGCTTTCCTTGAATTATCTTACTATATTCTTGTATATCGCTTGCGCTTTCGCTTTCTGACATTTTGTTTTTATTATCCTATCACAAAACCTAATGGCTCGCCACCGGCACCATAATTCATCAACACATCTTCAAGACGCTCGATGTCGGCCATTCCTTCGGATTTAATTTCAGAACCATTTAGTGTAGTGCCACCTTGCGGTCCAACGATCTGTGAATATTTTCCTCGTCCTTCTCCAAGAAGCACTTTTCCACGAGCTACGCAATAATCAACTATCCAACTTTTTGCGTATATGTCCCCGATTAATTCGTCATCGGTTCTAAAAAAGTATGACCATAGAAGAACAGTTTCCGATCCTCGAACATGTCTAACAATAGTAAGTTTTTTTGAATTTGAATCCCACGTAAACATAACGTGTTCCCCGAAAAGGGTTCCAATTAGTTCTTGATATTCTGTAAACAATCTAAACGTTGCCAAACCACCCTGGCGTCCTGCTTCTAACAGATAAAAGTTTGTAAACGCGGCATTGAACGGATCAAAAGTGACGCCGCCTTGCGTTCTTCCTAATCCTCGTCTAAAAATTTCTCTAACTTCTACGATTTCTCTTGGAAGAGTATATTCAAACTTGTCTTCTTGAAGTTCTAAGAAAAAATAACCTTCTTCAACACTATTTGAATCTCTGTTACGATACATATCGAGCGTTGTTTCAATTATTTCTTCAAGATCTTCTGGATCGAATTCAAGATCGATAATTCTTCCAGCCAATCTTGTTATAATTCTATTTGCAAGAGTTTGTCTAACTTCACTCATAAAAATACTCCGATAAATGTGAACAACACTATTTATCGAAGCGGAAAGAATATTAAACTATATTATTACTGATCATATATTTGATCTATAAAAGCTTTCCCAAAATCATTTAGATCGCGCGTTCCAATTCCAGCGTATATTCCTTTTGGTTTTTCAATAAACCAATTATTTCTAACCCAATAATGCTGTTGTGCGCTCCAATGAAGTATCTGTTCATTTTCTTGATCACAAAAAATGAATTTATAAGGAGGGAACCATTTTGAAGGATTAGCTGATAAACTATCTTCTAATGATGGTTCCCATGTCTCTTTATCCTTATGCCATCTATCCATAAACATATGACAGGCCCATGCTGTGCCACCATTAACACCCATAGTATCTTTATATTCTTTTGGATACTGTTTACCTTCAGAAAACTGCCTAATATCGGCTTTTTTATTAATAGTTCCAACGGCATAAAGAGCGTCAATATATTTTACCTGATACCAGTTGCGGCGTAGAAGATTTGCGATCCATGGCTTAAAATAAGGAATACTGCGTTTAAGCGTTTTGTTGGCTTCTTCCAGATACGGATCAGCTTCGTCAAGTTCTTCTTGGGTTAGTTTATAGGTAAATTCAGGATGATGGGATTTATGTCCGTCGAATGACCAATGAACTACTTGATGACCTGCATTATTAGCAGCAATGCCCCATGCTGTATCGGCGCCTTTTGCGCCTCCACTTAGCATTACATCAACATCAAGCTTATCAAGAAAAGGAACATTTTCAGGTGTCATTTAATACCTCCTATAACACCATTATAACACAAAACCAATCCTTGTCAAGTCTTCT